TTGATCAACATCTCCACGTGCAATCAGAGCATGAAGATCACGAGATTCTTGTGTGTCAGCTAATTCAGCATCAAATCTAAGTCCGACATTATCTTCTGTTAGAACAAGTGTTCCATTTTTTGTACGTGCCAATGGTAGTCCTTCATGATTAACAAGTAATCGGACATCTGGGATTTCTGTAAGCGTTTTTCTAAATGCTCCTGGAGCAATTATTTCTTTAAATGGAAGCGGTACGCTAGGACTATCAAACTTTGCTGCATATCCTGACAAGCGTAACTTTCCATCGTCATCTGCCCGAGTTTCAACATCTTGCACAGTATATGTGCGTCGTTCGATTTTTTTCATTTTGCTCCTTGAGTTTACCTCTCCGCCTGGTTCAATATTCTCAGCCAGAGATGTTGCAACCATTTGGTCGATTGCATCTGTTTTGTTTTGGTGACAACCAATCGTTGTATAAGAACCATTTGCTTCTTGTTTTACTGTTGCCCATCCATCACAATCACTTTGTGCTTGAGAAATGTAATATGGCATTATTCAACCTCGTATACTGCTTTTGGATCCGTTGGATCTATTGTAGAAATCGGTTGCAACTGATTTGAAGGCAAACCTGTGTGATTCATTTCAGGCAAACCAACAGCATCAATTACCGATTTTGGATCAAAACCTACTTGAATTAACTTAGCTGCAATATCTGCACGTAGGTTTAAGCCAACATCTTTTGCATCTGCTGCATCAATATTTTGTAATGGTACTCGATATTGATCTCCAGATTCGCCAAGCGGGGCAAGATCTTCCACATAGCGAACATCATTTAGACTTAAAAAGCCTTCTCTTAAACCTTTCGTATATGCTTCGTAGCGTTCTAATGTAGTTCCGCGGAGCAATGCATCTAAGTTAAATTTAATAAAACCATCTGGTTCTGGCAAAAGTGGCGATAATGCTTGTTCTAATCGCTCAAGAAGTGGTCGTAGTGAATGCTGAACAAATGATAAATTTTGTGCTTCAACCGAAGCAAATGACATTGCACCTGCTACTGGATGGCCTAATAAAGATACAGGAACTCTAAACAATCTAGCAATTTCTTCGACGCCAAATCTGCGTACTTCAATTAATTGAGCATCCGCTGCATTAAGTTGAAGTGGTTTAAATGTTGCTCCACCTGTTAAAATTCCAAGTTTTCCAGCACGATAGGGCCCTGAATGTGAAATATTCCAAGTTCTTGAAATATCTTCAGCTTGTTCTTCTGTCATTTCGCCAGGAGTTTCAATAATTCCACCTGGGTTTGCAGCATTGCCAAAATATGCGCCTGCGTATATTTCGGCAGCCATTGCAGATCCAAGAGTTACACGAGCAGCTCCAATTGGACCTAGACCAAGTAATTGACCAGGAAGTCTAAACATAGGAATATGAAGTAATTCATTTTTTGTCAATACCATTGTTTTACCAGATAACTGGTTAGACTGTATTGGATCATATAAACCATTTTGTGCATTATAAGGAATTGTTACTTCATAGATAATTTCAGAATTAGGATTTGGTCGTTTAATTCTAACGAACGTAGGATCTATGCAATAAAGTTCTACAACTTCATTCATTTCACCGCGAACAGTTAAAATAAATGCATTTCCATGTAAATTTAAAGATGAAATTACTTGCTCAAAAAATTCTAGTCTAGTATTATCTGGATTTGGTTGATTAATCCATGTAGGTAAAGATCCATAAACAGCAGCATAGTTTATTCTGCTTCTGCCTCTACGAACATATGCAGATAGCGGAAGTGATGCAATAGTATCGCCCAATAAGCGTACGCATGCATAAACTGTTGACATACGGATAGCTGAATCAGCATTAACGTCTACTCCAGATGGAGTTGAGTATGCTGGACGACCTGGTACAAGTGGTTCAACGAACTGATTTGTAGATCGTCGTTCACTAGCTGATCTCAGTCTTTTAGATAGACTCATTGCCTGCCTTTTCTGCTAAGTGATACCAACCGTCATCCCAAAGGGTGAGCAGTTTGTGGAAGTAATCTTCATATTCTTTGGCGATAACATCTAAAGCGTATCTGCCAACAGAATGTTCTCTGATTTTCTTTCGGTCTAGTGTTTTTATCTTTTCGGCTGCATCTATAAACTCTTGCAAGGTGCGACATCTGTAGCCTGTCAGACCATTGATGTTGTTCTCGGTAAATGCGCCCCAGTCGGTTGTAATAGTGGGAGTGCCACAGGCTTGGGCTTCAATAACAACATTGCCGAAAGGCTCGATGTATAAAGTCGGCGCGAAGGTAGCAATTGCCCCGCCCATAAGTTCGGCTCGCTGCTCTGGCCCTACTGATCCGACAAACTCGCCATATCCTTTTTGTTCGCCAGGTCCTGCCAAGATAAGGCGTTTGCCAAGTCGCTCGCAAACTTCTTGAGCTATATTGAAACCTTTGCGCTCAATCAGGCGACCAATAAAGAGATAATAATCGCCATCGCCTTTGCCAAGTGGGAACATCTCAGGTTCCAAATATCCTGGTATTACTGCATCAAAGAACTGGCCGTCGGCGGTTGTCGGGTTCTTCCATCCTGCATAGATGGAGTGCATCCAAGCGTAGGATTCAAAGACTCGATACTTGCTAAAGACCCCGCCATAGCCAACGCCAAACTCTACTGACATTGCGTGCGGAAAGGCATCGGCAATTGGCTTATGTGCTGATCCACCGATAAGGCAAATGAAATCACGCGCTTGCAAGTGGCCTTGCATCAGCCTAATCACATTGGCGTTAAAGATTTGCCAGTGCAACGCATTTGTGTCGAAACTTGCCTGTGTGTAGTGGCTGTCGCCTACCGCCTGCGCACGGCGTTCTTCTGAGATGCAAGTGATTAACTTTGTCACTGGCGCCTCTACTTGTTCGCCAGCGTAAAGATAAACTTCGTGACCAAGGCTGGTCATCATTATGCAAAAGCGCCTTACCTTTTCGGTAAAGGCGCATCCTGCGAACTCTTTTGTAACCTGCGTATGTGGCAGGCTTACAACGTGAAATCTCATTACATCCCCCGATGTTTAGATTGTTTGAATTAGTTAAAAATAGGCACAACCCCTCAAGATTATGCTAGAGCCCTAAAGCCGCCAAATCTTCAGGTGTAAGACCTAGAGCTTCAAGCTTTGCTTCGGCTGCTGCTTTAGCAGTTGCTTGTGCTGCTGCTTGCTCAGCCTTCCAAGCATCATACTGATTAAAACCAGCTTCAAATGCTTCTTCAGTTATTGGCTGACATTCTAAGAATTGAATTCCGTCATATGAATCACCTGAAATTGTCCAACCGCCTTGCGGTATAAGCATTTCCAAAACTTGATAACCTTTTGCCATTTATGCACCTATTTCCATCAAAATAATTGAAGCATTGTCATTATATTGCGCTATTGCCGTAGAGCCGCCGACTGAACGAATTTGAACTTTGTAGGTTGTGGCTGAAGTTGTTGCAGGGCTATCTAAATAAGTAGCCGTTGCGGTTGTATAAAATTGACGATTATTTGTTGCTTGATTTGCTTCTGCAAAACCTTCATTGCCATTGCCCACAAAAATTGCAGTTGAACCGCGAAGAATTTGAAATTTAAAATAACAGTCATCGCCAGTTCTAGTTACGCCCATTTGATTAGACATTAAGACTAGGACTTTACTGCTGGCTGAACTGGGCGTAATTGTTGCACTCAATCCTGTATCGGTCATTGTTGCGGAAGTAGTGCTGAAATAAGTTCCATAAGTGGCCGATACAACTTGCAGAACTTTTCCACCAGCAGCAGCAGCAACCCATTTTAATCCTGTAGCTTCCGCAGAGTCAGCGGTTAATACTGTGCCGTTTGTGCCTACTCCGAGTCTAGTCAAAGTGTCGGCTGCGGTTGCAACAACAATATCGCCTTTGGTTGTTACTAAATCAAATACAGGGTCAAGGGCATATTTCAAACCTGTTGCTTCACCACTTGCAACAGTTAGAAGATGTCCGTTGGTTCCACCAACTGCAAGGCGAGCAGCAGTATCAGCGGCAGTGCCGACGATCAAGTCACCCTTGGCGTCAATAACTTTTGGTTTAGTATTCTGGGCGTTATCCGCCAAATCTCTTGCTTTAGTCATTGACTACCTCTTTCCAACTTAAAGTTGCTTCATCCCAAACATATTCTTTTCCATCATTGGGATATGGAACAGGCGCTTCCCAATAATAAGTTTCTGGGTCAAGAATCCAAGAAGGATAAGGTTGCGGCGCAAAGAAACCAATGCCATCAAAACTATACCCAATGCCAGCGTAATTCTTGCGAAATGCAGGGCTGCCATCATCGCCATAATGAACACCGCCGTGAGTCCAGTATGAAGTGCGCTTAACTGTGTAAGGCGTATTTAGCGCGTAATATGTTTCTGTATCTAAACCATCTATTAGTTCAGTTTCATCCTTACCAACTGTTACCGCTACAACTATATTATTGTCATCTAAATATGCGTAATGTGCCATTATGCCCAACTTACTGTGTCAGATACGCCTGCTGCTGTAATTGTTGAAATTTTATATCCGCCTGCGGGTGCAGGTGTTGATTGAGTTACACCGCCGCTAAAA